TGCATTTTTGAAGATAAGCAAAACACAACAGATTTACTTCAAAACATAAGGTACTCTTATATGTCTGTTTGTTCTGGACAAAAGCCAAATGACAATCCATTTAAGATATTGACAAAGATAGGACAGCTCAGAAGTAGATTAGCTTCCTTTATATACAAAAAATTTAAAGAAAATTTCTTATTAATGAACAACAACAGACCAAAGAGAATTTCTTTGAAGACAAATGAAGAGGTTAAAGATTCACTTATATCTACAGACGTTTGGGAAAATTTAATTAATTATATAACAGGCTCTGAAATAGATTCATTTGAAATAGCTTGCAATTTGTCCTACTTAGGAAGTTACCATAACAAAGATGAAAGAGAAATTAATCAATCATATTATAGTATATATACAAAAATCATTTCGCAAGAACTATTAATGGAAAAAGCCAGACCAAATATGATGGGAATTGAATCTATAATGTCATCATCTGAGTTAAACGATCACGAATTTGACACGTCAACTGCATTATATACAGGAATTTTGATTAAGGAAAATATGGATAGGATTTTCGGAAAAGATTTATTTGAAAATGAATTGTACAGATCAATTAAAAATACACTTAATAAGAATTTCTTACAATTTGCAACTTTTAAAGCTTCTGCTGTTGAGATGAATGATAAAAAATTTGACCAAAGTAAACAATACCACAATGTAAAAGCCATAGAAGCCATTATAGATTTGTTCATTACAATGGAAAAAGCATCATTAAGTCCATTATAACAATTCAAACATTTGTTAGAAATATTGACAAAGAGAGGAGTTTTCACATCAACTTTTATAAAAAATCAGTTGACAGGAGTTAGAGAAATATTCATTTTAGATATTATATCAAGAATTTTGATCAATTTTGTTGAAGAAATAAGTGTTTTTTTGGGAAAAAATTTAGAAAACGAGATGATGACAAAAGGAACTCAAAAATCAGATAGAATGAAGCAGTTTAAAACAAAAATTAAATCAAATATGTATCAAGATTGTGATGTTGTAATTTCAACAGAGTCTAATGATGCATCCACATGGTGTCAAAGATTTGTCATGAGTTATTTTGCATGCGTCTATTCACAAATATTGCCAAAAGAAGTTTTAAATGTTGTTTGTTCTATATTAAATTGTGTTACAAATAAGAGAATTTTACTTCCGTTTTGGCTTTTGTCCAAGTTTATCAAATCTCCAGAAACAAAGAGTTTCAAACCTGAGATTAATGAATTAAAAGATCAGTTTTTAGGATTCACAGAAAAAAACAATTTGATAAACAAAGGAGAAATTTTTCTTAAAAACAAATCAAATTTTATGCAGGGTATTTTAGGACAAACTTCTGGTATATGTCACTCAGGTATGCAATTATTGATTAGAGAAATAGATAACAGAATATTGTCTAACGAATATTTAAACGAAAAACTAAGTCCTTTTAGATTCATACAGATAGATCTAAACTCTTCTGATGATTCGACAAAAAAGAGAGCTTTGATAATATCTAAAAATTCTAAAGCGACAAAGAATTTAGCAAAGGATACACTTGAATTAATGAGCTTTGTTTCAGAAAAAGTTATGAAGTTTTCAGGATGCAAATTGTCAAAAGAAAAAACAACAAGAGATTCAAGAGAAGGTGTAACTGAATTTAATTCTGATTGGGATATCGGAAATACGACTGTGAGAATGATAATTAAAATGGTAGCAGTTATGTTTAAATTATCAGCAACTTTTAGAATGGTAGACAGATTTGAAAAATTCTCAAACTTGAGGAAAACTTTGTTAGAATTCGGAGGAGATTCATACTTAGTGGAAACATGTCAGAAATTACAAATGGAAATTCATTATAACACATTAGGCAGTGCAACAAACCAAATATTGTTTGACACATATAAACATGAATTACTTGAAAAAGAGCATCCTGCATTGGGATTTTTTTGCATCGAACCAATATGTGTAGCAGGTTTACTAGGACACGATTATGCATTTTATAAAATGTATAGAAATAATGAAAAAACAAGAAGAGTAAACAATTATTTCTTAAGTAAGAAAATGTTGATAATGCAAGAAGAAACAGATATATCCTCTCCGAATATAATGATAAAAAGTTCAAGGAATATAGGATTTATTGGTTTCAGAGAAAGAATAAAGTCCAAATTAATAATAGAAGAAACTTTTGACATCAAGCAAAAAATAGACAAAATTTTGGAGGATGCAGCAAAATATAGCGATAAATTCTTTTATTCGTACAATATAAATAAAGGAACTAAAATCAATGTTGAAGATTTGCCAAAAATAATGGAATCAATTAAAAACAATTC